CTCAACAATTATCAGATGAATATTCATTCCCAACTGAAGCTAAATCAGTACAAATAGGTGTTCGATTTGAAGCACCACAAAAATACTTTCAGAAATTAATCGATGTATCGTACGACTTTAAACTATACCAGAAATTTGATAACGTATCTCTACGTTCGTTCTGTACTAACAATAATGCAGCTTATGTGGCTGTTGAAGAGACTTATGGGGATATAAGTTATAACGGTCACGCTAAGAAAGGTGAGGAATTTAGAAATGATATGACTAACTTTGGTATCCTAATGGAAATTAAGGGTGTTGAAGATCCATTTGCTTGGAGTAGAGAGGTAGTAAATAAAATACAAAAAAATAGTACTGGATTATATTACTCACCATCACGTAGACCAGCTCTAACATCTGAGGGTGTTACAGTATCAGCTACTCAAATTAGTTTAGATACACTTGCTCATGTTGTCGAACCAGCATTTGGTGGTTATTTTAAATATGTTTGGGATTTTATAGTTGATATGAATAAGGTATTTAAATTTGGTGATGATTATGGTATTTACATTCCTGAAGTAAAGTATTTAAGTCCTGAACCACTAGTTAATTATGATGACTTATCATTAAATCAGTTTCCAAATGTACACTTTGTAGGTGATGCTTTATCAGCTCGTGGTATTACAGTATCAGGTGCACATGGAATTTATGTTGCAGAATCACTTTTAAAATAAAAACAATGACAAAGAAAATTAAAACTACAGACGGAAGTATAGTACATTATTTAAATGGTAAAATGCATAACTATGATGGTCCTGCTTATATTCCTCAAGGCAATAAGCGTGCTGCTGAATATTATCTGTTTGGTGTAAAATACACTAAAGCACAGTGGGAAGCATTTAAAAAAGATGCTAATGGTGTTCCATTTTATAAAACAGCAGTTGGTAAAGCAGCAGGCGCTAGAGTATAAGCAGAATAAAGGTTATATCTTTACAGCATGAGAGGAAGACCAAAAACAATAGAAATAACAGATCAGCCTCGTAAATTTGTTAGGGTTTATGAGGATGATGATGCTGTTGAAACATGGAAGTTTGATTTAGATAAATTTGATAGAGGACCAATTGAGGTAGATATCAAATATAAAGCTGGTGCTGAAAAACGTTTAAAGCAACAGGCTAAGGAAGCTAAACAACAAAAGAAAGTAGCACGCCAAATGAAAAAAATAAATAATAGGAATAAATAACCATGGCACAACAAATAAGATATTATAAACAAGACGGAACAGAATATAGTTTTTCTAAAGAACCAAAAATTAAAATAATGCAAACAAGCAATGCAGATATGAATATTGGTATACCCAAAAAGATGACAGCAGTAGAATGGTTAGAAATTGAATTGAAAAAAATCCCATTCATTAACCCAAAGGAGGCATTTGAACAAGCCAAACAAATGGAGAAGGAGCAGATGATAGGATTTTATAAATGGATGAAAGAAAACGATACTAAGGAAAATGCTGAAAAATACTTTCATTATAGTGATGAAGATATGTTAAACGAATTTAAACAAAATAAATGAAAATAGGATTAGCAGGTACAATGTCTGTAGGTAAAACTACATTAGCTAGAGCATTAGGTGAAATTGATCGTTTTAAAGATCATAGTGTACAAACTGAGCGTAGTAAATATCTTAGTGGATTAGGTATTCCATTGAATACTGATTCTACATTACCAGGTCAATTTATATTTTTGGCTGAACGTGCTAGTGAATTATTGCAACCTAATATCATTACAGATCGTACAATATGGGATGTATGTGCTTTTACATTATCAGCAAAATCAATAGGCGAATGGGAAAAACGTTCATTTGTTGATGCTGCTATGCATCTTCGTAATTATTATGATTTAGTTATTTATGTATCTCCACGTGGAGTTGATATGGAAGATAATGGTATTCGTGAAACTGATTTAGGATATCGTATGAAAATAGATCATGCTATTAAATTAGCATTAAATGAATACAAACCTAGTAAATTAATTGAGGTAGAAGGTACAACTGAGGAACGTATTGCAACAATTTTACAAAATATTTAATATTTATATGCATAACACTCAAGATAAAATGAAAAGATCTGAACTACAAGAAATGATTCGCGCTGCTATTGCTGAAGCAATCAACGAAGCTGATATATCCCCAGCTGAAAAAGCAGCTAAAGATGCTGAAATAAATGCAATCAATAAAAAAATTCAAGCTTTACAAGCACAGAAAAGTGATTTAGCCTCAGGTAGAGAAGACATTACTGAAAATGAATTAGATGAAATGGCAAACGTGGCAGTACGCTATGAATTAGCACCTGATGCTGCTGCTGCTGATTTTACTGGTAAAAAAGCAAGAATTATCACAGCAATGCAAGCTACAGAAGAACCAATGTCAAAAATGGACGTAGCTGGTGCATTAGGATATGATAAGCAAAATCCAATTAATGCTGATTTTATGGCATTAGTATCAGATGGTGTAATTATACCTTCAGGTACACAAGCAGCTCCACGTTTAACTCGTCCTGCAGCTGAACCTGGTGCTGAAGTTGGTGCTGAAGATGAAGAAGGTATTGTTGCAAGAGATTTAAGCGATGAAGAAATTGATGCAATGTTTGCTGCTGCTAAAGCTTCTGGTGAAGAAGAACCTGAAGTAGGTGATGTTGAAAAGGCAGATATAAGTGCGGCTTCTATGTCAGATGAAGATTACGAAGCATTTATGCAATATACTGATCTTGAAGGTCGTTTAGCTAAAGTTAAAAGTGATATTTTAAAAACAAAACGTGCTAAAAGAACGGCTGGTGATATTTCAGATAAACCATCTAGTGAAGTAGAACGTTTACGTGATCTTAAAGATAGATTACAAGCTAAAATGGATGATTTACTAGCTCGTTCTGAATATTTACAAAAACGCCAAGAAAAAACTACAGGTAAAAAATATGAACCAATTATTGAACCTGAAGAAACAGAAGAAGAGCCATTAGATGAATGGACAAAAGGCAAAATGCAATATTACGCAGGAATAAAACCATAAAAATGAAAAAGTATATTTTACCCGTTATTTTAATTTTAATTTTGTTATGGCTTGCATTTGATAAAGTTTCAAATGTTGGTTTAACAGAAGAATTTAAAGCTAAACAAGATAGTTTAGTACATGCTGTTGATTCATTAGTAGAAGATAATGAACAAAAAGATTTAGTAATATTTGCTTTAGAAGAAGTTGATCATAATATGCAACTTGAACTACAACAAGCTAAAGGAAAAATAGTAAAAGTAAAAGAAATTGTGTATGTTGAACAAGAAAAAATAAACTCATATTCTGATGCTGAGTTAATTAGCTCATTCAACAATCGCTACCCAACAGATACAATCACTAATCCACTCCCAGTAGCACAACCAGTATTAGTAAGTGCAGCTAAAGATTTAGTAGAATTAGATGGTGCTAAACAACAATTGACAATACAAGATACTATTATTAGTGGTTTAGAATCACGTGTTGTTCTTAAAGATAGTGTTATATCATTATATGTTAGTAAAGAAGCTAACTATAAAAATATAATGAATAACCAACAAACACAAATTAAAGATTGGAAATTCCAGTATAATACTTTACAATTAGAAAATACTAAATTAAAAGCCAAAAATAAGTTTACTAAAATTGGTGCTGGTTTAGTTGCTGGTGGTTTAGTATATTTAATGTTAGCTAAGTAAAAAAACTCTTGCATGCCCATACATAGCCTGTCCCATTAAAGGACAGGCTTTTTTATATATTTATATACATGAGTCAAGCGAACATTAAAGAAATTATTAAAGCCGAATACATTAGGTGCGCTACTGATCCTGTGCATTTCTTTAGAAAATATTGTTATATTACACATCCAACAAAGGGTAGAGTATTATTTCATCTATATCCCTTTCAAGAGGATGTTTTAGATGATTTTAGAAATAATCGTTTTTGTATTATCAATAAATCACGTCAATTAGGTATATCAACATTAGTTGCTGGTTTTTCTTTATGGACAATGTTGTTTCAAAAAGATAAAACAGTACTTTGTATAGCAACTAAACAAGAAACAGCTAGAGGTATGGTTGAAAAAGTACAGTTTATGTATGAAAATTTACCTTCATGGCTTAAAGGAAACCAAAAACCAACAGCAAATAATAAATTATCATTCCAATTAGCTAATAACTCTAGAATTGTAGCTACATCAGCTGCTTCAGATGCAGGTCGATCCTACGCCGTATCTTTGTTGTTAGTAGATGAGGCTGCGTTTATTGAGGGTATTGATAGGATTTATACGAGTATTAAACCTACAATTGCAACGGGTGGAGGAATTATTGCATTGTCTTCTCCAAATGGTGTAGGTAACTGGTTCCATAGAATGTATACCGAAGCTGAAATTGGCAAGAATGATTTTAAAGCAATTAAATTACCTTGGAATTTACACCCTGATAGAGATGAACAATGGGAAATAACAGAAAGAGCAAATATGTCACCACGTGAATTTGCTCAAGAGTATGATTGTGACTTCCTTGGTTCTGGTAACTCAGTAGTTGAACCTGATCTATTAACATTCTATGAAGAAACTTATGTACAAGAGCCTGTGGAACGTAGGTTTATGGGCGGCGATTTTTGGATTTGGCAGTATCCTGATTATAGTAAGCAGTATTTGGTTTGTGCTGACGTTGCTCGCGGTGATGGCTCGGACTATTCAGCGTTCCATGTTATTGATGCAACAACATGTGAACAAGTTGCTGAATATAAATCCCAAATTGACACGCGCACTTATGGAAATATGCTTGTCGCTGTTGCTACTGAGTATAATAATGCTTTGCTTGTGGTTGAAAATGCGAACGTAGGTTGGGATGTAGTAAATACAATTATAGAAAAAGGTTATCCTAAATTATATTATTCACCTCGTTCTTATGGTGAAATGCATATGGATAAATGGTTAGCTAAAATAGAAAATGAACAAACAGTTCCTGGCTTTACTACATCAGCAAAAACAAGACCACTTGTTATCTCAAAAATGGAGTCGTATATTCGAGAAAAGGCATTTGTTTTTAGATCAAAGCGTTTACTAGAAGAATTACGTGTGTTTATTTGGCAAAATGGCAAAGCACAAGCTCAAAATGGTTATAACGATGATTTAGTAATGTCTTTAGGAATTGGATTGTTTACTAGAGATACAGCAATGCGTTTCTATGAACAAGGGATGGATTTGAATAGAGCTATGATATCAAGTATATCTAAAACAACATATGGATACAATGGTCCATTATTACCTAATGGTACTCAAAATCCATATTTAATAGATAATGGTCGTGGTGAGATCGAAGATATGTCATGGGTACTTGGCTAATAAATATTTATTGATATAATAAAACAACATAATGGCAGATCAACAACCAGGTTTGTTTAGTAGGTTAACAAGATTATTTAGTACTGATGTTATTATTAGAAACGTTGGTGGTAATCAATTAAAAGTTGTCGATGTTGACAACATTCAAGCCTACGGTAACGTTAAAACAAACGCATTAATAGATAGATTTACAAAACTTCATCGTTATGGCGCTAATATGCCATACAACCCAACGATGAATTACCAAACACTCCGTATTCAGTTATATACTGACTATGAAGCAATGGATACAGAATCAATCATTGCCTCAGCATTAGATATTATTGCTGATGAATCCACATTAAAAAATGAGGCAGGTGAAGTATTACAAATTAGAAGTGCTGATGAAAATATTCAACGTATTTTATACAACTTATTCTACGATATTTTAAACATTGAGTTTAACTTATGGATGTGGATTAGAAACATGTGTAAATACGGTGATTATTATTTACATATGGAAATTGCTGAGAAATTTGGTGTATATAATGTAACACCATTATCAGTATATGATATGGTTCGTGAAGAAGGACAAAACCCTGAAAATCCATCTTATGTGTGTTTCCGTATCGATCCAATGGTGATCGCTGCTGGTGGTATAAATTCACGTGTTAAAGATAGAGATGGTAAAATTAAATTTGAAAACTACGAAGTAGCTCATTTTAGACTATTATCTGATGCTAACTATCTTCCTTACGGTAGATCGTTTATTGAGCCTGCTCGTAAAACTTACAAACAGTATACATTGATGAAGGATGCGATGTTATTACATCGTATTACTCGTGCCCCAGAAAAACGTATCTTTACTGTAAACGTTGGTAATATTCCACCGAATGAAGTTGATGGATATATGCAGAAAATCATCCAAAAGATGAAGAAAACTCCATACGTTGATCAACAAACAGGTGAATATAATTTGCGTTATAACATGCAGAATATGATGGAAGACTTTTATCTTCCAACTCGTGGTAATGACACAGCAACTAAAATTGATACATTAAAGGGTCTAGAATATAATGCAATTGATGATGTAAATTTCTTACGTGATGAAATGTTAGCTGCCCTTAAGGTACCTAAAGCATTCTTCGGATTTGAAAAAGATTTACAAGGTAAAGCTACATTAGCTGCTGAAGATATTCGCTTTGCTCGTACAGTTGAACGCATTCAACGCATTGTATTATCTGAATTGTATAAAATGGCATTAGTACATTTATATGTTCAAGGATATGATGGTGAATCATTAACCAATTTTGATTTACAATTAACAACTCCATCTGTTGTTTACGAACAAGAGAAAGTTGCATTATGGAAAGAAAAAGTTGATTTAGCAAAATCAATTCAAGACACCAACCTATTACCTTCAGACTTTATTTACGATAATATATTCCAATTCAGCGAAGATCAATATGATGAGTTCCGTGATTTAGTAATTGAAGATAAAAAACGAGTATTCCGCTTAGCCCAAATCGAAAATGAAGGTAATGACCCAGCTAAAACTGGTAAGTCATTTGGTACACCACATGATTTAGCTTCATTGTATGGTAAGGGCAGATCAGGAATGAATGTAGATGGCGCTGTACCTCCAGGATATGATGAAAAACGTCCTGTTGGTCGTCCTAAAGAAAAAGCATCAATTAAAGGTACACAACGCGACCCATTAGGTAAAGATCCATTAGGTAGTAAAGAAAACAGTACATTATATACCGCAAACCAACCTGAAGAAGGTAGTGGAACTCCAAAAGCTATGTTTGAATTTCAAAGAAATAAGAAATTATTTGAAGGAATGAATATAGCTCGTAAAGAACTCGTAATTGGACCTGATCAAGAACCATCACTACTAGACGAGAAAAATATCAAGGACATATAATAAATACATATTTATAGGTAGTGCATACTATTAATTATGAAAATAAAGCATAGCAAATTTAAAAACACAGGTATCTTATTTGAGCTATTGGTTCGCCAAATAGCTTCTGATACCGTTTCTAATAAAGATTCCGCAGCTATAGGATTAGTTAGAAAATATTTTGGCAAATCTGAATTAGCTAAAGAATACAAATTATATCAGGCATTAATTCAACCTAAATCATTATCTGAGGCTAAAGCTGAAACGTTTATCAACGCAACGCTTGAGGCTTCTTTGCGTTTAAATAAAACTGCTTTACGTAAGGAAAAATATAATTTGATTAAGGAAATTCGTGAGAATTACGATTTAGAAGAATTCTTTAAAGCTAAAATCAACAATTACAAGCAATACGCTGCTGTATATAATTTAATAGAAGCACACAATTCATTAGAATTTGTTGAACCTCAACATATTATTGATAATAAAATTACATTACTTGAGCATATCACTCGTAAAGAGGTAAATAAAGAAGGTGTTAAAGATCGTGTAATTGAGGAATTTAACAACATGGATAAAGGTACTCGTATTTTAGCTTACAAAATGTTGTTAGAAAAATTCAACAGCAAATACGCTACTTTGTCTGATCGTCAAAAATTAATTTTAAAAGAATTTATTAACAATATCACTAATACAACTAAATTACGTGAATTTGTTAATAATAATTTCAGTATTATAACTAAAGAAATTAACAATTTAATCCCTACAGTAGTTGATAAGACAACTCAAATTAAACTTACTGAGGTAATTAATTTATTACAGCCTTTAGATAAAACACAAAATGTAAAAGACGAAAATATTATTTCGTTATTACAATACTATCAATTAATTGATGAATTAAAGGCCATCAAATAATGGATTTGAAAAAATACATAAAAGAATTAGTACAACAAGAGCTAGAAGAAATGTCAGCTACTAGTGGTGGAGAAGCTTATGCTACTCCATATGCTTTTTCTAAAAAAGGACAAAAATCAAATGCCGCTATAGAAACTGCTAAGTCTCAAGGAATGAAATTAGCACCTACTGGTATGCCAAGTGATTCTAAAGTAAGAGATTATAAGGCTATTTGGAAATCAGCTGAAAAACCAAAATATAAAATGTATAAAGAATCATTACAAGATATTATTGAAAAAGAATTACTTAACGAAGTAACTTATTCTAAATTTAAAAAAGATGTAAAATTCAGAACTAAATCTGAACAATTACATAAAGCAATTCGCGAAGTAAAGAAAAAATTAGCTGAAATTGATCGCATTGTTGAGTATACTTCTCGCATGAAACAAGAATTAAGTGAAGATGGTGGTATCAATTACTGGAAAGCAACACAAAAGAATGTTGCTACAATAGCTGAAATGATAAGCCATTTAAACAATAAAATCAAAAACCTTAACCAGTAATGAAACTAATTGACATTGCTAAACGTATTATTAAGGAAGACTATACACAAGGTGATGCTGAATTTGATCAATATGTAGATGGTTTGTTAGATAGTATTAAAATTAAAGTTGAAGAATTAAGTGAAATGTTAAATGGAGATGTAGATTCAATTTTAAAATTAGTTAAACAACATATAGAAAACAAAAATAAAAGAACCAGTGGAAATGAGGAACTTCCATTCTAAAAATTAAAATAAAATGGCAAAAGCAAAAAGCTCAGGTGTTCCAACCAAAATTAGTTTTGGTAAACGTAAAAAAGGAAAAGCAAAAAAATCACATAACAAACATGATCATTCTGAAAAGAATTATCGTGGCCAAGGCAGATAACTATGAAAACACAACTTAACGAAATCAAAAGAATGCAGCAATTAGCTGGTATTATCAACGAATCTCAATTAAATGAGGAAAAAGTAGATAGTAGAACTAAACAACGTATTATGAAAAAAGCATACGATGCTGTAGAGAATGGACAAGAAGTAACAGTAAATGGTATTTCTGTTAAAAAGGTATTTGTTGGTGCTTTCTCTCCAGTAGCTGGAAGACCTGCAGATAAAAAAGACTACATCTATTTTGATGATTTAGCTAACCCATTCGAAGATATTTTAATTGATGGAGAGCCAATTCAATTAGAACCAGAAGAACCAAAGAGTGATTCTGATTTCCAAGATCGTTTCGGACCTGGTGGTGGATACGAAACCCCAGCTGGACGTTACACTGGTGACTAATAATAACAAATATATAAAATGAAAAGTATACAAAATCAATATCGCGATTTGAAAGAAGGCAAAATGTCACAAGCTAATTTCATGAGAAATTTGCGTATGACTATGCCTCAATATATCACTAATGTAACTTCATTTAATGATTCTATTAAAATTCTTAAAAACAAAGGAATTTTAAATGAAGATCTACCAGGAATGGCGTCAGGAATGCATGGTAGTAAAGATTTTCAAAAAGCTATGGGTATAGAAGATGATTCTCCTTATGAGAAAAATGATGAAGATAAAGAACTTGAAGATTTAATTAAAAAAATAGAAGATGAAGAATCTGGAAAATATACAAAATTTCAAGATTATCCTGGTGGTATAAGTGAAGCTAAAAAGAAAAAAGAACCAAAAGCCGAATTACACCCAAACCAAATCAACCCAGACGAATTACGTATGGGTATTAAAGTAGAAATGGAACACACAGATGATCCTAAAAAAGCAGAAAAAATTGCTTTAGATCATTTAGCTGAAAATCCATACTACTATACAGCTTTAAAATTATCTGGTATTGAATCTCCAACTAAGCCAAAAGAAAAAGCACCAAAAGATGCTTCTAAAAAAGCAAAGAAAAAAGATCAAACTGAATTAGTTGATAAAGCTAATCAAATGAAAAAGGTTAAAGTTGTTAAAGAAAACTTAGAAGAAGATCATGCTTTTGATAGAGAAAGCCAGATTGACGTTATTAAAAAATCAGGACATTATGGTGCTGATGATTTAGATAGCAAATCAGATGAAGAGATTCAAAAAATCTATAACAATATAGAAAAATTATTAAAGCAAAAGCAAAGTGGCATTAAAGCTGGTGTAGATTTAGGTAGTTCTTTTGATAAATTCAAAGCACAATTAGAAGAAATTGTACGTGAAGTTTTAGCTGAAATGCAAAGTAATCAACAAGAAACAGACGAGATTGCTATGGATATAGATGAAACTTTTGATGGCCGTGATAATTTAGACGCTGAAAACGAATATTAATATGAAATCATTATTGATTGATCATACTCCATTTCAAAGTGCAAAACTTACTATTGCTGAAAATAAGCAATTGGGTGAAGGTAAATCTCTTGTTACCCTCGTTGGTAAATTGCAAGAAGCTGAACAAAAGAATGGCAATGGTCGTGTATATCCTCGTGAAATTCTTGAAAGAGAAGTTAAGAAATATGCAGAAGGACCAATAAAAACACGTACTGCTTTAGGTGAATTAGACCACCCAGAAGCATCTGTTGTAAACCTTGCAAACACATCACACGTTATTACTGAAGTATGGTGGGATGGTAATGATTTAATGGGTAAATTACAATTATTACCTACACCTTCTGGTAATATTGCTAAAGCATTAATAATGTCAGGTATTCCACTTGGTATTTCTTCACGCGGTATGGGTTCTGTTAAACAATTAGGTGAAACAGTTGAAGTACAAGACGATTTTGAATTATTATGTTGGGACTTAGTATCAGTACCATCAACCCCTAAAGCATATATGACATTAGCTGAATCTAAAAAGCATATATCAGTAAAAGATTATAGTAAAGTAAATAGTTTAATTACTGAAATTATTTGCAACGCAACAGGTGTTTGTCCTCTATGTTAAAATTAAAATAAAATGACACAACTTAACGAAATTAAAAGAATGCAGCAACTAGCTGGTGTTTTAAATGAAGCCACTATATCACTACCAGCAGGTTTAGATGTATATATCAATAGAAAAGGAGAATATATTCTTTTTGGAGGTAAAGAAGGTGAAGATAAAGGACCTTTTTCAGAATATGAGAATATAGCTAAAACAATGAGAAGTTTTATTAGTCAGCTTCCTGATGGAGAAATGACTGATGGTATAGAAATCTATGGAGGTCCAGAAGGTTTAGAATTGATAGCAAAATTTACTACATCTTTATCAAGAGAAGAAGTAGAAAAATTGAAGCTTATAAGAAAAAAGGGAATTTAAAATACTAAAACGTTTCGCGGTTTTTAGTATCTACATATATTTATGGGCATCCTACAATAGGTTGCCCATCTCTATGCAACCTCGGGTATATTTAAAACCCCCTATTAAGATTCTCTAATAATCTTATTTCCGTAATTAAATTTAAGGAGAAAAACAAAATGAGTAACAAAGACTTATTCAAAGAGGCTATCGCCGACGCCAAAGCCGTTCGCGAAGCAGCGTTAGCAAACGCAAAAGCCGCCCTTGAAGAGGCCTTAGCTCCTAAACTTCAATCTATGCTAGCTGCAAAGTTACAAGAAATGGAATCTGAAGATTTAGACGAAGTTGAAGACAAAGACGAAGTTGAAGAAGGATTTATGCCTGACGTAACTGGTGATCTTGGTCAAGATGCTGAAAGAGCAAAAGGATACGCTCTTGAAGAAGGCGACGAAGAAGAGCTTGAAGAAGATTTTGATTTATCAGAAATTTTAGCTGAATTAAGCGAAGAAAATGAGCTTGAAGAAGGTAAAAAAGAAGATAAAGAAGAAATTGACGAAGCTAAAAAAGAAGACCTTGACGAAGCTGAAGAAGCTGAGGAAGAGGAAGAAGAAGAAGAAGAAGAAGAGGAAGAAGAAGAAGAGTCTGAAGAAGAATCTGAAGGCGAAGACAAAATCACTGACTTAACAGTTGATGAGTTAAAAGACATTATCAAAGACATCATTTCAGCTGAAATGGGTGGCGACGAAGCTCCAGAAATGGGCGACTTAAGCGCTGACATGGGTGGTGAAGGTGATGACGAAGATGTGGCTGTAAACATCGATGGTGAAATGGAAGGTGAAACTGAAGAAATCGCTGAAGACGAAGATTTAGACGAAATCGATTTAGAAGAATTATTAGCTGAACTTGATTCTTTAGACGAAGAAAAAACTGAAAGCTTAAACGAGTACGAACACACTTACCGCAAAATCAATGGCGTATGTTACAAAATTGATGATGAAGGTAACAGAACAAGAGTATCTGATCGTTTATGTCAGCAAAACGAAGCTAAGAAAAAAGAAGAAGACAAAGACGAAATGAAAGAAGCAATCGATACTATCGAGGCTCTTCGTAGCGAGTTAAACGAAGTAAACTTATTAAATGCTAAGTTGCTTTATGTTAACAAAATCTTCAAAGCTAAGAATTTAACTGAATCACAAAAATTAAAAGTAATTGCCCAATTTGACAAGGCAGAAACAGTAGCTGAAGCTAAAACTATTTTCGAATCTATGAACAATGCGATTGCTCAATCTAAGAAAAGCATTGTTAAAGAATCTTTAGGATTTGCTTCTAAAGCAGCTGGTGTTGCTCCTCAGAAACAAATTGTAGAAGTAAACGATACCGTTTCTAGATGGCAAATGCTTGCAGGTATCAAGAAATTTTAATTAAAACAAACCCAAATTTAAAATCGTTTAAAAATGAACGTACAACAATTATTAGAAAGCTCTAACCAATACAAAGTTGTAATGGAAGATGCTAAAAGATTGTCTAGCAAGTGGGAAAAAAGTGGCCTTTTAGAAGGTATCAAATCCACTAATGACAAAAACACAATGGCAATGTTGCTTGAGAACCAAGCAAAGCAATTAATCACTGAAGCTTCAGTAACTGGTGGTACCAACAGCATGACTGGTGGTGGATACAACAGTGAAAACTGGGCTGGTGTTGCTTTACCATTAGTTCGCCGTGTATTCGGTGAAATCGCTGCTAAAGAATTCGTTTCTGTACAGCCAATGAATTTACCTTCTGGTCTTGTATTCTATTTGGATTTCAAATATGGTACAAACGTAAGACCATTC